CTGTTAATTCAGGACTTACCAATGATTGTAGAGATCCAGGTATGTATGAACCTGATGGAGACAAAACTTGTCCAACATTAATAGGAGGAGTAGCTGTTAATTCAGGACGTAACAATGATTCTGGTGATGCAAATTTACCTACTTTAAGTCCAGCTTCAGTTATAGGCTGTCCAATAGTTTGTTGTGTTGCTGTTCCTGCTTCTTTAAGTCCTGCTGCTAGCTCAGTAGGACTTGGACCCATTATACCCGCCATAATACCACTAGTAGCACCAGATACTAAACCACCTATAAGAGCTTCAGTTGGTGATTGACCTGCTGCAAGTCCACCAGTAAATCCACCAATACCTGCACCAAGTCCAGCACCGGCAGCGGCGGCAAAAGCACCCTTTCCAAGAGCTGTGCCAATGCCGGGACCAAGCAATACACTACCAGCAATTGCACCTATGGCTGGCAACAGTGATTTAAAACTAAATGCTTCAGGTAGTCCTGTATCAGGATTAATAGTCAACTGACCTACGCTAGCAAGACCAGCAAGCTCATCAGGTCTAACATGCAAAAGTTCTGTATCCCCATAACGTCCCTTTGCTGCCATCAATCCAGCTATGCCGCTATAAGGAGCATCTTGATTCATCATCGCTACCATCTATAATTCTCCAAGTTATATTTTATATATTATACAATAAAAATTAGTTTCATGCAAAACTAGTGAAAATCAACCCAAGCATTATTTACATAACCTTTAAACTTGCCAGAGCTAGCTGAGTATGCTACATAACCACTTTGAGGTCTACCTATCTCTGTGACAGTTACAACAGAGTAAATTTTAGTTGAAGGTCTAGCATCTAATTCTATGTCTCTACTCTCCAATAAAAATTTTATTTCTGATGCCCATGTATTAATTGAATTATATAGTTGAATTAATTCTTCATCAGTAATATTATAATTAACATTAAAGTTAGGATATGAAAAAGACATTATCGTTTACCTGCTGGTTGCATAGCTATTCTAACACTACCCCATTTCCAAGACGTATTAATATCAGACGTTGATACTCTAACATTAGCCTGTCTACCCCTAGCCCTCATATCAATTTTTCTAGTTTGATTTGTTATATCGAAAGGGCCTACTTCCGTTGTAGGATCTGAAGGAAAATCTTTAACATTTAAAGAAAATTTAATTGTCCCTTGATTGATATCATAGTCAGGAATAATTCTATCCATAAACATAATATCATCACCATCACCCATATCAAAATCAGCACTTTCAATAAAAGAAGATAATGCTTGACCATCACCAGAGAAAACAGAAGTTGGCTCATTAAACCAAAGGTACTGTGGGTTAGTTGTTGAAACTGTACCGCTTACTGCTCCAGTTGCTACCGTATTAAGGAAAATAGAATCATCAATATAGGTAGTATAAAAATTACTTCCGTAGACCCAAGTATTTTCCATATAATTATATATTACATAACCATTAGGTTCATTTGATCCTTCTTTAGGATATAACCAAATAACCTCATGAAACTCAGAATTAAGTCCTGCAAATACTTTAGACTTTTGAGTCATATTAAAATCATTATATAAAAATCTTCTAACGGTACAATCTAATTTTTTAACCGAACCATCAAAGACATAAAAATCAGTATCGCCCATCCAGAATGTTCTACCACCAACATCAATTGCAGCATGTGGACCAATTAAACCACAGTTCGTACCGACTTGAGCTAATCTAAAAATAAACGGAGGACCAACATACTGTAAAGTATATAGAGCATTGTCCGTGTAAATAAGAATAGCATTACGTCCTCGCACACCTCCTATAATTCTAGTACCATCAATTAACTGTAGCTCACCTGATGTAGAAGAAACTGAAGGAGTCCAGTTAGAAAAACTTTCTTGATCAGACCATCTTACTAGTAATGGATTAAATACAGATGTTGCAAACTCTTCCGTACCTAAAGCAATAACATGTCTATCGTTGGGAGAAATAACAATGCTATTTATCTGCTCTGGAGATGTTGGTACAATACTTGCTCTAACAGGGGTTAAACTAGCCGTAGCATCCCAGTGAATTAATTGTCCTCCCGCTCTAGCAGCTAATAAATCTTCACCAAAGTTATCTAAAGACCACTGTGTCCCTAAGAAAACAATATTAGAAGATTCTGCCGGGCTATTCCAAGCTCTTTCTCCTGTTGCAGAAGCACCTGCATTATATACACCAGCACCATATCCTAATCCTTGAATAGGATTTGACTTACCTGATGCTAATAAAAAGAATGCAACTCCACTACCTTGATCTGTTTCAGTGCTAGTAGCTACGCTAGTTACACTAATAAAGAAATTATTTAATCCTTGAACACTAACAACCTCAAAGGTTGGACCACCAAAAGAAGAGGCAGAAAAGTCTAAGCCATCTGTTCCAAATCCATTAATAGATGTATTAGAAAATTCTACAAAGTCACCAACGGCTCGACCATTATTATTAGAACTAACTTCAATTAAAGGTGATCCAGCAGCAGTATTAAAACTTCCTCCAGTTCCTAAATCTCCAATACTAACAGTGCTGACAATTGGTGTTACATCATAAGGAAAATCATTATATACAACATATAATTTACTTTCAGTGCCAAACCCTAAAAGTTTTTCTGTATTATTATTTGTCCATGCAAGCAAATCTCTTGCTATTCCAATAAAAGAGTTATCAATAAATTTTTGATACCCCCTTAAATTTTCAGGTTTACCTTCTCTAAATCTGACCCGATCACCATCAAACCACTTGCCCTCCTCAGAATACTGAGTAGACTCTCGGTGAAACCCCGGCTTGAAATTTAATTTCTCTAATTTTGAAGTAGTAGATGGCATATGTTTTTATCCAAATGAAGATACTAAAACCATATCAATTGCACTTACACCCCTAACATTGTAAACCAACATATCTACAGCACTAGCTACTGTAGATAAAACAGGAATCTCTGAGTCAGGAAAATTATAACTATCTCCGTATGATAGTGTCCGACTTCCAGTGTTATCCTGAAATACATAGATATATCCACTTTGTCCCGGCAATGCATTTGATGGATTCTGTAAAGTTCTATTACCCGTTAAAGAAACAAAGAAGGTAGTGGCTGTCGATAGATCAAGAGCAATTGATGCTGCTTCTGTTAGAGTAACAGGTGGAACTACAAGTTGACCAGAGAACGTAGCTTGTGAATTAAATGTTGCACTTCCTGCTACACTAACAATATTTAAAACTGCATTAGAAACAACTGCTGAATCAGCCGCAATAGAGGTTGTATATATACTAGTAGCTGATACACTTGTAGCAAAGCCCACCGCAGATGTAAAGGTTACAGGTTTATTAAAAGTATTAGTATCTGTAAAAGTATTAGCCGAAGATAGTTTTGCAAAGCTAGCAGTTGTATCAGCAGTTAAATAATCAAGACCATAAACAGAAACACTATCACAGAAAAACATTTTTTTGCTGCCGCTTGCAACTGTTGATCCTGAACCAGAGCCTGACCCACTTTTCAAAGTAATTACTGCTGAATTTTCTCTGGTAGTCTTGTCGTTAATAATATAAGCTTTAGATTTTTCTGGAACAATAACATTTAAGCTAGCAGAAACAGTTCCAGATAATTCTAAAAAAGGACTACGAGATTGATCTGACGTTCCGTCATTAGCTGTTAAGGTTACATCTGCACTAGAAACAGTAATGGTAGTGTATGCAGCAATAGCCTCATCTACTAGATCAATAACATTTTGATTTAAAATAGAACCCCAACTATTAGGATTTTCTCCATCACCTTGTTTTTCTAATCTAATTCTAGAAGTATAAGTACTAGGCATTCTTAAATTCCTTTTCCTTCAACACCTGTGGCTATTGTATAACCTTTAAAAGAGGGATAAACAGGTGACTTAATTTTAAGTATAGTAGTATTTCTATTGTTATAATCTTTGTAACTTCCAATAATATCAGTAATTAAAAATATTTGTGGTGGTCTTATTTCTAGACAATTAGAATTAATAATATTTTTATAGATAGTTAAGATAAGTTTTTCTTGACTTTTAGTATCAGCATAAGCTATATCCATTATAGCTTTTTCTTTTTTACACATAAAAATTACAACTGCTTTGTCACCAATTTTCCAAGTATTTGCTAGAGCTAAACCATAATTAGACACCAATAAAAAGAATAAAATAGCTGCTAAAATTAAAATTATTTTTTTCATTTTAATTAATAAACCTTTGTAGTGAATCTCCATATTTATCTTTTAACAAGTCGGTATTAGTTGAGGTATCTCCAGCATAAATAATATTATTATTATTATCTATTGCTATAGTGCTTCCCCATCTAACTCTTAAAGAACCAATTTTTAATTTTTTATCTCTATAATCTGCATCTGAAGTATAATCAAAGATGTAATCTTTTGCTGTAAATTTATATGACGCTAAAGTATCTTTAATCTTTTTATCAGGATTTGAAATAGACCATTTTTGAAAATCATCAGTTCTAAAGAAGGGACGAGAGTTAGCTAAATAATTTTTATTTTTAACAAGGGATAGTGCTCTATAACTTACCTCATCCCATTTTAAATTAAAATTCCACCACCAAAATAAATCCTTAATAGATGATATAGTATAAGAACTTTTAGAATTAAATAATTTTATTTCATCTATGTTGTCAGGATATTTTTCTTTTAAAAATTCATCTACCGTCATAAGAAATAGTTCAGGATGAGACATCAATCCTGATGAGCCAAAAAGTTGATCGCCACATTCACCTGTAACAGATATACCAGTACCTAAATTATTTTCAATGTGTTTTAGAATGGGAGAGAAAAAAGGTTTATCCATGTAATATTTATCAGGGTCTTTTACTGGTTCTACAACTTTTTCTGTTTGAATTTTCCCATCAATATAATTATTCCAAAATAAAGAATACTCTTCAATAGAAGCGTCAGTATAAATAATTTTTAATCTATCGTGCCAATCAGACGGTTTAGATTTTAGTAGACTTACTAATGCTACTGTGCTATCTATTCCACCACTCCAGTATACTTTTATTTCTTTATTTTCATTCCATAGATTTACACCTGTTTCATCTGCTACCTCTATAAAGGTTTTTGTAAATCCTGTAGCATCAGGTATTGGATTACCCTCTAACTTTAAATTACTAGATAAAGTATTTGTTCGATCATTAGGAGTCCAAAGACAATGAATATCTCTTCCTATAGCATCTAAAGTTGTTTTTTTATATTCACCCGATCCAACTCTTAAAAAATCTGGACGAGCAAAAATTAATTTATCACCTAGTACATCTGTTGATACATCAACCGATGTCTGAGTTTCAAAATTAAATATATCAACAAATTTATCTAAAACTTTTATACCACAATCAATATCTAATTGACCGAAAATATTTCTAATTTTTCCAACACCTACTGCAGTGTGTAAAAGAATTGCACAATCTATACATTCTTCTTCAGATACAGGATTAATAAATTCATCTTGATTATTTAAAATATCTACACAAGTTTGAGGATCAGTAGCATCTAAAATTTCTTGACGTCTAGTTTGATATAATTTCTCAATAAATAATCTATATGCATTATTCTTAAATTGTTGTAATGCATTGTCAACTTTTTCTTCTTTAGTATTTCCTATAACTGTAGTTGCTTGATTTGTAGTTATTTCTGATCTAAGGAATTGTTCAACTTGTGTAATGCTTTCAGGTTCTGGAAAATACCAATCTCTAATTTTTATATATTGATTATTAAATCTTTCTAAAACAACTTTTTTAACAGTTGGTAAATCTTTCCACTGTTCTTCAAAGGCTGTCTTATCTGTATTGAGAACCATAACCTTTAGTTCAATATCAGAAGGTGATTTATCACTTCCCGGTATTGGATTATCTATTCTTTTTAATACTAAACTCATTTTATAAAACTCTTTTCCAATTGATGAAGCTGCACTATTACTCTAACTTGTTCTTGAGAATACGCAAAACAACCATAAAAAACAAAACACAAACCAAAAAACTTTAGTGTATACATAATATATTTTTTAGACAATATGTGTTCCCAACATCATAGGATGGTTAAATTCTTCATTAGTACTAGACCATATATGCATAGGAACAACAATCAAATCTTCATCGTCTGTTTCAAAGTGATGTGGCTCCATAGCATTTAAAATTAAAGTTTTGCCTTCAACTAATTTATATCTCTCTACATTAGAACCTACACCTGAAACTGCTGTACCTCTCCCCGATAAAACATATACCACTCTATCTGTTGAATGAATGTGATGTTTTTGTTCTGAGCATCCAGCAGGTATCTTTAATAATTGCATACAAGGATCACCAGATCGAATAGGAGGTAAGATATTATTTGTACTGCAACCATTAATATAAGGTAAATAAGTATTTAAATTAATTTGAGCAGTTCTATTTGGTGGTGTGTACCCATATATAGTAATAATAACTTCACCAAAACATGTACCCGAATTCTTAACCGATACACTTTCTTTATTAATAATCCATGCTGAACTATTTTTAGGTACTTTATATTGGTTTCCTGTATTATCTACCTCGTAATAGTATAAACTATTTTGAGGTGCAATGTAAGTGTGATTGTTTAAAAATAACATCTACGATGTAGCTCCATAAATATTTCCGTTATTTGTTATGTTTACCGATGCACCTGAATTTAATCTAACTGCTTTTCCTGCATCACCTCCCGGTCCACCTGATCCACTAACTCTACAGTTTGCAATACCTGCAGGACCACTTCCTCCTGCACCCCCTACACCTACATTACCCCAAGTTCCTCCTGCTCCTCCAGTAGAAGCTGCTCCCGATGATCCACTTGTATTAGTATTGGTAGGAGGAACATCAAAGCTTGCACCCTTACCTCCATTACCTCCTCCTAGATAAATACAATCACTACAATCATCAAATTCACTATCATATAGATTACAGGTTGAGTATCCTCCTCCCCCGCCACCACCGCCGCCACCTCCGGCAATGTTTGCGCCTGAAGCATTGTTAATAGATGCGGTAATATTTTCTAAACTAATAGCATCTCCACCATTTCCACCTGCACCACCGTTATCGCCAGCACCACCGCCACCACCACCTAATCCACCTCTACCAATAATGTTACCATTATTAATTAAAATAAAATTACTTCCTGCAACAAGATGAGCAGTAAATGCTGGTACATTAGTAACTTGGCTAAAAACATTTACACCACTATTAATAACAACCGTAGCGTCAATGGGGTCTACACCGTTCCAACCATAACTACCTTGTAAAACATTAGACAGATTATAATTTTCTGTATCTGAAGTGATATTTAATGTTTGACCTCTAAATCGTCTGCTTCCAAAAAATAAAATAGACATTTTAACTTGTAGCCCCGTACACGTTTCCAGAATTATTTAAGGTATTAGACGCACCTGACCCTACAGAAATTGCTTTACCTGCAGCACCACCACTACCCGGACTTCCAGTTGAACGACATTGGGTAGGTGGGTTTGCCGAAGCAGTACTTCCAGTTGCTCCAGCATTTCCCCAAGTTCCTCCAGTACCTCCAGTTCCGCCAGTACCGCCAGAATTGGTTTGCCCCGCATCGGCAGCAGTTGCATTATTAGTAGCGGGATTATCGGTGCTTGCCCCTGCACCACCTTGACCTCCACTGAATGAAACTTGTCCGCTACACCCTGATTCTGCGTCATAACTTCCTCCACCTGTGCCGCCAGCACCTCCACCGCCACCACCACCGGCACCAGCAATGTTAGCTCCCGAAGCATTGTTAATAACACAAGTTAGATTTGTAAGATCAATAGCGTTTCCACCAGCCCCACCTGCTCCACCATTAGGACTGCCACCACTACCTCCAGCACCACCTCTTCCTGCTATAGTTCCGCTATTGTTAATTGTTAAATTAGAACCTGCAACAAGGTCGGCTGTAATAGCTGCAGTTCCTGTTGTAGTTGCTCTAACATTTATGCCTGAATTAATATTCAGAGTAACATCAATAGCACTTGTACCATCCCAACTATAATTATTTACAAGATCATTTCTTAAATTATAATCAGCAGTATTAGCAGAAATTGTGATAATAGTTCCAGTATCAAATATTGTAATACCACCTTGAACTATAGGTATTGGAAAAGTCATGTTACTGTAGTGCCTTTACAGTCAACATAGAGAATGTAGTTGTACCGTCATTCACTCTTGTAATATAAAAGAAAAACTCATCTCCATCCGTAGTGGAAATTGTATCTCCGTCTACTTTAGTATAACCAGAAGTGGTTACTGTTCCTGCACTAGCATTATTCTTATATAAAATTACCATCGTACAATTCTTACTAGGAACACCTAATGTATGTGCGCCACCATTAATTGTATATTGGAAATTTCCATTATCAACATCAGGTGTGTAAGTACCAGTAGTCTGTGTACCTGCATTATAAGCAGCAGCACTAAATCCAGCAGTTAATTCATCTGCCGTATCAGCCTTTAATATATCAGGATCATAAGCCTCAACGTCACTTCCAATTGCCACTCCAAGATTCGTTCTAGCAGTTCCAGCATTATTTAAATCTGAAAGATTATTTGCAATGGCTAATCTAGTTCCAATGCTTGTGGCTAGAGTTGCGGATAGTGCTACCGCATAATCACTAACGGAAGTTATTCGAGTATTAGCAGTTTCTATACTAGTTGCCATTGTTGCAGACAATGCTACCGCAAAGTCACTAACAGATGTTATGCGAGTATTTGCTGTAGCTATACTTGTTGCAAGAGCAGCAGATACTGTAGCTAGTTCTGCACTTGTAGCAAAGTTACTACCATCTCCAAGAATAGCATTAATAGAAGTTATAGCCGCATTAGAATTACCAATGCTGGTAGCTAGCGTAGCTGAAAGAGCAACTGCATAATCACTGACAGAAGTTATTCGAGTGTTAGCAGTTCCTATGCTAGCGGCTAGTGTAGCTGAAAGAGCAACTGCATAATCACTGACAGATGTTATACGGGTGTTAGCAGTTCCTATGCTGGTTGCCATTGTTGCAGACAATGCTACCGCAAAGTCACTAACAGATGTTATCCTTGTGTTAGCTGTAGCAATGCTGGTAGCCAAAGCTGAAGATACTGCTGCTAGTTCAGCACTTGTAGCAAAGTTACTACCGTCTCCTATAATAGAATTAATACTTGTTATAGAATCTAGATTAGTTTTTGTAAGTGCCGAAACTGCTGCAACTTCTGTAACATTGGCGGCAGATACACCTGCCATTAAGAGTTCGTCAGCATCAATATTAGTTGCACTTAAAGTTCCAAAGACTGCAGAACCTGTAGCAACGAAAGCAGTACTAACTGAAACTGTACCAAAGTTTTGGTCTGCAGAAACAAGTATTGTACCACTTACAGGAATATTACTTGATACTGCACCATCAACTGTAATTTTAATACCAGTACCTGCTTCAATAAACTTAACAGTACCACCTTCAGCAGAAGGAACATTGACAAGACCTGAACCATCACCTACAAAGAATCCTGCACTAACAATGTCATTAAATGTAGCGGCAGATGCAGAAACTTTAGCAACATTAATTGTTGTGTCAGCTAAACTTACAGCAATAGTAGGATTGCCTTCAGTACCATCTCCATTACCTATTGTTATGCCTGTACCTGCAGTAAGTGTTCTGCCGTATACATCTCCACTACTTACTGCAACAAGACCTGTAATACCTGTTAGATCGGTAATTGCATTAATAGCTGATGCATTGGTTGTAATTGCAACACCATTAAGTTTAAATGTTCCATTAATATCTACAGCACTTTTACTTAGTTTTAAAGCAGAGTTTTCTCCTGATCCATCCTGAACAGTTTGTTCAGTTGATGTTAGACCCGTATTATTTGATCCAACCTGCAGGAGTTGTTTATATGTATTTGCAATTAAGTTTCCAGTAAGTTTACTCATTAAACCATATTCCATTCAGTTGTTTCGTTTTCCCACTCAGTCGTAGCTAGTTGCCAAGCAACATTTCTATCATTATTAAGAGGAGGTCTAGGATTACGAAGGGTTTCGTCATCTCTTGTATTAGGAGTTCTATTTTGTGGATGATTTTTTAAATCAAAGTTTCCCTCAAAATCTTCAGGGCAAACCAGCATTCCGTAGCTATTCATACGCAATACTCTTAAAGGATATGCAAATCCACAAGTATCACAAAGTCCTTTAGCATTTTTATTTGTTGCCATAATACTACTCTATATTAAATATATCCGAGTCTTGGTCTAATATACATGCTAGCTCGTTCTTTATCTTCAGTATTAGCTCTTGCTAATAGCTCTTCATAATTTTGTTTTAACATTGTAATTCTACCTTCAGGAACTCCTGCTCTTTTCATAGACATGTAATATGCTAGACCAGCAGTTAGACAAGGTAGAAATCTTTTAGAAATATCAGCATTCTGAAGTGCTGATTTATTTATATCTTGAAGTTCACTAATTTTTTCTACTTTTAATTTGTCTGTAGAATTTTCTGGAATAGGCCAAAGAAATATTGTAGGATTGTCTCTATTTCTTTTAACAGTATATTGAGTAGGTCTACCTGTCTGTCCTTTACGAGGAACTTGTAAATATTCTTCATAAGAAATACGATCTAACGGTAGATCAGTATTATCTCTATTTAAAATAACTTGCAAGGTATCAATAGTTGAATCACTAAGAGGATATGAAGTAGTACTTGTAGAAAGAGATATAACAGATGCTTCTGTTGTCCATAATAAAATTTCTCTATTCTGCCAATCTTTTAACATTAAATTTAAAGAACGACGAGCGGAGGCTGGCTCATGACCTAGAGTTTGTTCTCCTCCGATCATTTCCATTGCTTCTTGAATAACTTCGTCTATATCCAAATTAAATGTAAATGTTCCACTAGTCGCCATTTAATTTATCCTTTTTTGCGTTTATAAGATGTAACTTTCTTTTTACGCTTTTTCTTTTGAGGAGGTTTGGTAATCTGTTGTGGTATGTTTGATCTACCAATAGCCATTACTTTTTCTTTTTACTAGATGCCATTGCATATCTTTGACGAACAACACCACCCTTAGACATATACTTAGTTTTTTTCATCTTTCTTCCTTTATATGTATCTTTTGCCATTTTGTCACCTGCTTTATTTTTAGCTGTAGTAGATAAATCTTTAAAGTGCATTACCTTCTTGGATGTTTTAGTATGTGTCTTTCCACTATGTATTGACCCATCTGGCATTTTATGAACTTCACCATAATAGGGTGTACCATCTTTAGTAAAATGTGCCATGCCTTTAGCCATCTAACACTTCCATCTTTTTCTAGCTTGTCTAAGTCTTGAGTTAGGATTCTTAGCAGCTTTAGGAAACTTCTTCATTTGTCCTGCTGATCTAGCACAATAACTTTTACGTCTTGCTGCTCTTTTACCAGTAGGTTTAGATTCTGTTACAGCAGTTTGAAGTTTACTACCGGGATTTTGCCTACGATATTTAGCTACTCCCTTTTTAGTCATACCGGCACCAGCTTTGGTAGGACGTTTATGACCACCACTGATGGTCATTCCTTTCATGCCTGTTCCTTTACGTTTTCTTTTTACTGCCATGATATAACCTATTTACCTTTCATAGCTCTA